ATGATTTGTGGGGTAGTGTATATGAAAAAAATATTAATTATTTCAATTTCGATATTGTTTAGTTTAAATGCAAATGCAGCATTTTATTTAAAGACTAATGAAGGTAATAAATTGACTGTTAGTAAAGACTTGGGGATGGCTGTATATACTAAAGCTAATGGCGAGTTTGAAAGATATACAAAAGACTTCATGCTTGATGAGAAAATTGATAATCAAGGAAGACCATATATTTCAGTGTCTTTTACAAATGACAAATGTTTGAACGTAAAAAATTGCAAAATTTGGTCGCTAGGGATGAAATCATACAATGATAAAATGGGAGGGGCTAATATATTATTTTTTGATCAACGAGGAAATGTCATGAAAACTGAATATATCGCTCCTAATGACATGTCAATGGATTAAAAAGCAGATACATAGATGGGTTAGATATTCTAGCCCGCTATGGAGCATGAAAAATATTAAGAACAGAATACTAAACCAACGATGATAGAAATTACTACCTATATGTAAGCGATACTATCAGGATAGAGACTGATGGTGTAAATGGACTTACAATAGATCTACGTGATAGCACAGTAAGAAAACTGAAAAGTACTTAACTCTTGAAAAGGAAGAGTACTTTAATGAGTCATTAATTAATGATCATCTTGATACAGTGATCGAAACGGTGAAAGTACTTTATAGATTGAAAAATTATTAAAGTTTTTCTCATGACATAAAATACGCCAAATGAAGGCGGTTTGTTGAAGACACGCTGCATTATTTCTCATTTTGAAAACAGCTTTACATTAGGAATGTTTATTTGAATTTTTAATTTTTACATGTCGTAATGTCATCTCATTTACACCTTTTTCTTTCTTGGATTTTCTTATCATAATGAAAGTAAATAGCCATATACATAACAATATAATAATAGGTGCGATAGTTCCAGTAAGATAATGATCAACAATATTTGTAATAAGTATTGATTTTTTTATAACAGGGTAGATAAAAGCAAAACACCAAGAAAAACATATAGTGGAGCTTACAAACTTATTGATTTCAGATACAGAATACTTATGCAAATTATCATCATTAATGTTTATCTTATATATATTGCCGGTCACATAATACTCAAGAATATCAACGCTTTTCTCCCAATTATTTTGCCAAGATTTACTACTAATAATGCTAGCACGAAAACAGAGAGATAATATAAAACCAAGAGTGGATAGAAATAGTAAGGGCAAGATATCGGAATTGCTTTTATCGGAATAGAAATAAGCACCATATGCAGTTGCTACAATTGCTATGAATGCCCAAAAGTAATTTGCTCTCTTCCAATACATTTCAATTTCAAATTTACGAATTTCATGAGCTTTATCTAATGCTTTTAAGACTTTTCCATACTGTTGTTGATTAAGATGGGTGATGCCCTTTGACTTATTAATTTTACTGTTAAATAGATGCTCAAAATATTCTTGATGGCAAGGTTCTATGGATATTGGATTAAAGTTATTTTCATAATCGCACATATTATTTCCTAGGGCTAATTAGGTTTGTACTCAAAGTAGTTCTTAAGGTGTTTACCACCACTAAAATAAATGATGTATTGAGATGTGGTCTGATCATAGATAGTACTTTCATTAACTCTATATAATTTCTGATGTGCTTTGATTAGGCCATCACAAAGTAATGTAATATTTTTTGCTGCTGGTGGTGAAGTAGGAGAGTCCGTATTGAAACCCTCAAGCAATTTATCTTTATTTTTTGGCAAAAACAGTGGAGGTTGCCGAGATAAAATTTCAGATAGATATATAATAATGTTATGAATATGTATGAATAATTCATGGTTCATTTTTAGTAATTTTTCTAATTCATATTCTTTAGATTTAGACATCTTCCATCCATATATCTCAAGACTGTTTTTAAGTTCTTGTATCTCACTAGTTACTTTAAGATTTTGCTTTCTTTTTTCCTTAAGGGTGTCAAGATCTATTTTTAGGGAATCAGCTAAAGTACTAATCTCATCATCAAATACCCCCAGTTCACCATTAATGTAGTTTGGGACTTCAATGTCAAGCAAGTTAATTGATGTTAGATGTAAAGTACTTTCCAGCTTAGGCATTAACTCTAGATTAATCCTCTTTGTTATTTCATACCCATCTTTTTTAACCATATCAGTGAAATAATCTTTAGCTATCAAGTACGCACCAATAGCAGCACCAGCCATTGCTACATTACATAGGGCACTAACAATATCTGAAGTTGTACCAAAATCCATTGTATGTCCTTCATTGAAAACGGGGAGAACAACGGCTGTAAATACAGCTACTATCCCTATTAATGAATACTCGACCTTACGCATAGGCACCAAGTCTTTAAATTGTTTTCTTGCATGATACACTAAAACCTCTGGTGGCTAGTACTTGCTCATGAATACGGGGCGTTGATGTGGGCGAGTACTGGCTAACCTTAAAACGGTAACTCCCGCTGGTCTAAAGATCCATCTTCTTCATGCATTGCTAACAAATGTTTTTCTCTTGAAACAAATGACGTTCCAGTCAATACGCTATCAATCGGTTCGTTAAGGATCAGAGCATACATATTGTGGAACGTCCGACCAAACCAAAATAACCCATCTTCACGCTGAAAGAATACTATTTCACCGTTAACGATGTGATCCATTCCAGTACCGAAGTACACAACCCTCATACTTTCCTTGTCATGAACAAAGTACTGAATACCTCGTTTTTGGAAAGGGTCAAACCCGTCTTTCTTGCTCATAGGCACCTCCAAACAGTTATACTGTAAATATATACAGTGCTTTGATGGGTGTCCAGTGTGAAATTATTAGTACGATATCAATCAATAAGTTAAATCAGTTTCAACGATCGATTGGAGGGATAAGTAAGGTTTAATCAATCGATAAAAACGATCATTTTTATTTTATTGATCGGTTTTAACGATCGATGATATAAGCAAGTACTCTAATCACTAATGATGAAAGATACATGCTGAAGCTATGCATTGCGGTTGAAACTCATTCGATTGCCGAGCCAATCACTCGCAAGGATGGGAAGCTGTTAGGCGTTGAGATGCTTACACGTCTTGATACTGGGGGACTTATCGAAGGTTCGTTAGATATTGAATGTTTCATAGGTAGATTGCTGGAGGATTCAAAGCGGCAGTTACTACTTTATCAACTTGAGCAGGTGAGGGATAAAGCATCATTCTTCATGGAACACGGTCTGATATGTAGCATCAACATAGATTTCACAATGGCTGGAATAATCCTGAAGGACGCAGAGGTAAGTACTCTACTGGCTGTCCTACCATTCGTAAGGCTGGAAATATCAGAACGCTTCCCAAATCTTTCGGATGGTATGAGAAACCCTCTGCTTAGGGCACTGAGTGACCGTTACACGCTTTGGTTAGATGATCTTGGGGCTGGTCACGCAAACATGGAAGCAGTACAGACAGGCATGTTTACCTGTATCAAGGTTGATAAAAAGTTCTACTGGAGCAATCGCGATTCTCTGATGTGGCCGATCATCATAAGAAATATTAGTGAGCACTGTGAACAAATCATTATTGAAGGTGTTGAGAATCACAACCAGCTTTCAAAGATAGGTGAGGGTATCACTGGTGTACAGGGATACGTATATAAATCAGTACCATTCTCAAAAGTAGAAACACTCATTTAGGGATATTAAATAAATAATAAAAAGGAAATATCTATGATAAAGAAACTTCTAATCGCGGCTTTACTACTCATTACAACCGCCTGTACTTCACACCACAGCTTTATGGATAAGGCAGTAGTAGGTTATGTTGATGGAGGTTCACAGCCCGTTGTGATGTTCCCTGTAGGCGTTAGAAACGGGGTGATGCTATATAAACCACAGTTCAGTAGTGATTGTGGGAAGGTCTACAATAGCGATTACCAGAGTGATAACACCACTACCAATTGCTATATCCGTGCAGAACGTATTAATGGACTCCATTCATATAATCAACATATTGGTAAAGATTCTGCGAGACGTGCCGATACTAATCCTTCAGGTTTTGAAAACATCGATTCACCCGATAATTTCTAAGGATGGGGTATATGCGTAAACGTACGGTTGTAATCTTGGGTATAGTGGCAGTTATTGGAATTGCCCGTTTCGCTGAAAAGGGTTCATCAACTACAGAAGCATCTTCAACTTCATCATCATCAAAGCTAACTGATGAAGAACTACAGGATGCTAAGGATTTTGCACAGGCATTGATCCAGCGTGATAACACGTGTGATAAGGTTACTGCATTTAGTAATGCTAACTTCTCTGGAAGAATTGACGTGTGGTGTGATGATCAATATCAGTATGTTATCACTAAACCTAATGGTAGATGGAAAGTAGAAGTAAAATAAGGATGTATTATGAACAAAATAGTGATAGCAACAATTATCTCTCTTTCTTCATTTTCGGCAATGGCTGACTCTTGTAAGCAAATTGTTAATTACTCTATGTCATATATGATTAAGTCAGGTGCAAGTAAATCTATTTTGAGTATAGAAGATGTTTACTTAAGCACATGTAATACGGCCATTGCTGCAAGAGGTGTAATGAGTAAAGATAATTATATTAGAAAAATAATAAATGGTTCAAGCGGAACACTTGAGGCAAAAGGTAACGCAGATATGGCAGATACAAATACATTAGTAGCTAAGATAGCATACGACCACGCAGACTAAACTTATCAAGCCCACTAATCACAGTGGGCTTTTTGTTTCCTAAATACCCATATAGACAACACAGGGGTATTCATATGGAAATCTTCAAGCACTATTCAAAGGGTACAGTCATTATAGATTCAGAGGATAACTACACAGGTTACTATCCTGATCGTAATGAGAAGCTACTCAACGTTCATATCAATCACAATACATTCAACATATACATCTACTCTGATGCTATCGCTATCTACCATAAGAACCTAAGTATGGTTTATGAACATTCTTTCAGGGTAGGACGCTGGCAGTACTCAATAGACGCACTACAAGAGTACAAGCACAATGAACGCAATATGTTATTACATATGGATGCTACCCTACGTGAACTGGTATATCAGCACGGTGTAGAAGGTATACCGATCAATGATTACTATTCACTTCAACTAATCAATACACATCGAGTGAGTCAGGACTAAATACTGTCAGCATGATGATAATGATCATCGTCGCTATATGCATAATATTCAATATAAGTGAATGGGATGGCAGTGCTACCTCATTGGTTCGCACTATTAGCTTGTAAATGCAATATAATAAAAATATTAACAAAATCAGATAACTCATTGAAATATAATGATTTTATTTAGGTTCCCCTACGATTTTAAAAGCAAAGCGAGTTTTCGCCCACGCCTTATTTTAATTATATATCAAAATTGCAAGTCACGCATAACAAGTATTATGCAAATTAGTGAATAATAAATGCATAAAGTTTAAGTTCAAACGAAAACCAATAGAGTACACCACAAAATGACAAAACAAAAATTAACATTAACCTATTCAGAACTATCACGCCGGTACGGATTTGATGTTTCTGTTATTTCCCGCGATTGGGTAGCCCGTGGTTTAGATTGTACTAAATCCGAAGCTGAAATCTATCAGTGGATCCGTGAAAACATTATGGATGTACTACGCAACACAGACGTTAAAGAACAAATAGAACAAAAGCGACTTGAAAAGATTACAGCAGAAACTGCATTAACTGAAATTGAATTAGCAGAGAAAGAAGAAACGGTTATCAGTACTGAATATGTTGAGACAGTACTTACTGCATATCTTCACCAAATAAAAACATCAATACGTTCTATTCCAAATAGAATCTATCTTGAATTATTTGCAATGACTGATGCTAAAGATGTACGCGATAGGATCAAAGATGAAATAGATAAAACATTATATGAGTTGGGTCAAATGGATTTTGAGCAACTACCAGAGGACACGGAAGTATTAGATGAAGACGAACAAACAGAAATTGAAGAGTCTATTATTAAAGATTCAGAAGACAATCCAGCCGCCGAAGATTCAGAAGATAAGTGATTACGTTCAGGAAGTAATGGTACTTCAAGATGGGCCGAGTGCAGGACTACCATTTATTCCATTTGAATTTCAGAAAGAACCAATGGATATAGCACAGGAAAGAAGTACTAAGAAAATAGTGATACAAGCTTGTTCTCAACTTCTAAAAACACAAGTTATGACCGCAATAGCTATTAACACTATGGCTAACGATCCTAAGAACTTTGCGTTCGCCAGTAGTTCAGCAGATGACATTAAAAAGTTTAAAACTGCTAAGTTTGAATCTGTAATAGAATCCAGTTCAGAACTAAAGAAACTTATAACAGATAAAGCAGATAAGAATGCTACCAACTCAGCTAAACAAACAGAACTAAAGAATGGTACTAACATATTCTGGCTTAACCTTAATACTCCAAACAATCTACGGGGATTAACATTAGCTACTATCCTATGTGATGAAATTTCAGGGGTGGAAATTGGTGCTCAGGGTAATCCTATTAAATTAGCAGAAGCACGTACAAGTACTTTCGGTGATGATGCATTAGTTGTACTTGCCAGTACTCCACTATTCAAGAATGATTTAATCAATGCAGAATTCAATCTAAGCGATCAAAGATATTGGTATGTAATTCACAAGTGCGGGCATGAATATAAATTCGAATGGGAACAAGTAAAGTTCCAGTTCAAACAAATCGATAAAGGCCGTGCTATCCCTGATTCAAGTACTGCTAAATTATTGTGTCCACACTGTAATGAACATATTGATGAACATACACGCCACCAGATGGTTAACGCAGGTCGATGGATTGCTACTAATCCAAACGGTGAAAAGGGTGTGGTAGGCTATCAGATCAGCCGTATGTATTCACCACTTAATACTATTGAAGAAATGGTAGGTAAGTACGCAGACGCTTTATATAGTTTCAATCTTCAAACTTTTTATAACAATGAATTGGGTGAAGTCTTTGAAGATGAGTACCAGAAAGAAGTAGATGTTATAGCATTGGAAAATACACGTGATGATACATTCAATATTCACAACATACCTGAAGAGGCACTTGGTATTACTATCAGTGCAGACCAGCAGTTAGATCGATTGGAAGCTACTGTAATAGCATTTAGTGAAAAGGATGTATGGGTACTTGGTCATGAATTCTTTTACTCACACGATTGTACGAAGATAGAAGCACCGGCATGGAATGCACTTGATCAGTACTGTAGACAGTCCTTTAAAACGCCATCAAACCGCGTGATACCTACACTGGCGGTATTTGTCGATAGTAGTAATGGTAACGCAACAGATACGGTAAAACGCTTTACAGGCCGTTGGGCAAAGTACCATTCGATCAAAGGTTCCAGTAGTACTACATCCCCATTGTTCAAGAAGTCCACAGAAGCAGGTTACAAACTTCAAATACTCAACGTACACGAAATGAAATCAACTATCAGGCAATTACTAAACCATATGCTTAGTGATACCCCTGAATTAGCACCTACTCGTTTACATTTCAGTAGTTCACTACCACACGATTACTTTGAACAGCTAACAGCCGAAGAACTAAAACCACGTGGTGGTAAATTGCAGTGGAGACTAAAGCACGGGCAGAAACGAAATGAAGCATTGGACTGTTTAGTATATGCCTTAATTGCACGTGAATACTCAGTAAGTAAATTAGGTACAGCACAACCATATAGAAAACTACGTATGCATAAAGCTGAAACACGTGAGGAAGTACAACCAACTTTAATAAATAAAGAAGAAACTAAACCATTACCAGTACAACAACCTACGAAGAAAGCAATATCAACGCGACAACCAAGGAAGGGAAATAACTGGTTCGGTAAATAAGGAAATAATAATGGAAAATCTTTTACCAGAAAAGATCTATATACCTACAAACCCATATGATTTATCCGTAACAATCCCAGCTAATAGTAGTTTAGTAGTTAATTATCTATCTACAGGTAAAAGTATTACTTTGAATAATACTAATTCTATCGAACAGGTAATGACTCTAACGCTTGAGATTGCCAGCGGTTCAGATAAATTATTTTGTGTATCTATTTCGGGAACAACTGTTACTAACTTTGTAAGCGAAGTAATAGATCCAACTAAGTACACAAGTGAGTACTCAAAACTAATCACATTAATTAATGAAATTGATGCTGTTATTGAAAGCCGTGTAATGGGTGGTGGTGTTTATAGTACAACAATTAATAATAAAACTTTGATTAGCGAAACACTAACTAATCTTGAGAACATGCGTATACGTTATATAAAACGTGCAAATGCTTTATGGGCAATGATGAATGACTTACCTGCTAATGGTAATGGTCGTCCTTTCAAGAGTGTAACGGTATTTCGTGATCCTAATTATCCTAACAGATGGGGTACACGATAATGTTTTGGAATAAAAAACAACAAGAACCAGTAGAACCAATTAAGCAAAAACGAAAAGCCAAATCTAAATCAAAACTATTCGATACACCACAGCAAACTCTAAAGCGTGACCTACAGGCCGTGCGTGGTATGAGTACTCCGGTGATTAATTTTGGTTTCACGTCTGGCACAGGTTCACAGAACTTAAACAACTTGATCCGCTGGTTCTTGAGTGACTGGCGTAATGCTTCACGTGAGGCAGTACTAAAGAATCCATTAGGCCGAAAGTATATGAATCTTTCAGTTGATGGTGTTATCGGGGCAGAAGGGGTTTACGTTAAGCCAAGTCCAGAAGCTGATTATATGAATCAGGATGAATTACATAATCTAAGTCAACTACTTGAAAAACGTTTTGACCGTTGGGCATATGATGCAGATCGTTTTAGTCTCGATGGTTCAATGACATTTGACATCTTCCAACAGACTATTGAAAAGATCCGTGTACAGGATGGTGAATGTTTCATTCGTATGCATAAGATTAACGGTACTTTGAAATTAGAGATACTTGATGGTGCCCGATTAACTCAACTTAATAACCAATGGTTAGATAACGGTAATTACATTTCAAATGGTATTGAGTTTGATAAAAACCATCGTCCAGTGAATTATAACTTCTGTATCTATAATCCTATTACATATACATACGATGCAACAGCATTTGAAGTAGTACCGGCAAATGAAATCTATCATTACTTCATTGCTGATCAAATGGGTCAGGAACGTGGTATTCCAGATATGATTAGTACTTCTAAAACTATGGAAGACCTTAAGAACTTCACAGAAGCTGCATTAGTAGCTAAACGTATATCTGCATCTACTACAGCCTATATCACTAACAATAATAATGATACAGACCAAGTAGATCTAATTGCCGGTGAAGATGATTCTATTGCGACATATACCGAATACCTTGAAGCAGGTGCAGTATTTGAATTAGGTAAAAACCAAGATATTAAAACTGTTAACCCACAGGCTGGTGTAGATCGTATTGGTGAATTCACAAGTGAACTGATGGATCAGATCGCTATGGGTTTAAACGTAACTAAACAATCCCTAATGGGTAGTACTGCCGATGCTTCATTCTCAGCAGCTAAGTTAGCAGAACGCCTACAGGCTACAACCTTCAGAACAAGAACTAACGTATTAATCAGCAAAGTACTCAAGCCTATATACCTTGAGTGGTTGAAGAATGAAATGATAAATAACAGTAGTCTTAATCTTTCTTTTTCGGATTTCGATGATCTTAGTTGCTGCCGTTTCATTCCAGTAAAACCAATTAGCTTAGATCCAACTAAGGATATACAGGCTGAAATTATGCTATTGGATGCAGGACTTAAATCTAAAACACAAATCATTAGTGAAATGGGCGGTGATCCACGGGTAACGATGGAAGAAATTGAAAAGGAACAAGAACAAAATAAGGAAATAGAATCAAATGGATTTGAATCTAAAGAACCAGAAACGGGATCTAACGATTCCAGTACGGGCGATTGATATAGATTCTCGAACTATCGAAGTAGCATTTTGTAGTGAACTTCCCGTGAGTCGTGAGATTGACGGGCAACTATATTATGAAATTCTATTATGTGGTGAAGAGAATGTTGATCTTTCCCGTTTGAATAATAAAGGTGCAGTACTCTTTAATCACGATAGAGATAAGCTAATTGGTGCAGTAGTTGAAGCACATATGGATTCTGACCGTGTAGGCCGTGCAACTCTTAAAATAAGTACTGTAGGTCTTGGTAGTGAAATGTGGTCAATGATTGAAGAAGGTATTCTTTCACACGTTAGCATTGGTTATAACATTTATGATTACCGTATGGATGGTAATAATATCTTTGTTACTAACTTTGAAATCTATGAAATATCACTTGTAACAGTACCAGCAGATGAAACTGTTGGTATAGGACGTTCATTAGGTGATGATAATTTCGCAGAAGAGTTATCAGAAGCACATGAGGATGAATCACTAAATAGTACAGAGAATACTATTGAAGAGGAAAGACTCATGGAAGAACAAGAGGGAATGGAAGAAACCCGCTTAGATAATGAAGCATACGACATTAAAGAAACATTAGAAGTTGATAATGATTCAAATGGTGGTGTAGCTAATATTGAACTTAGTGATGGTGAATTAGAAGAATTAGTTTCTAAACGCCCAGACCTATTAAAGAAACTACAACAAGGCGTAGAGCCTGATCAATTAAATAGTAATGAACCAAGTGAAGTAGAAGATGTACGTGAACTTGAATCTGAACCTGATCCAGAAATGGAAGAACCAGAAGTAGATGCAGGTGAAGAAGAACGTAAACGAGAACTTACTTCAATCGGTTTAGTGCTAAATGTGGATGTATCAGAAGCAATTGAAAACGGAATTTCAATTACTGATTTCAAACGTTCACTAAATACAAATAACAAAACTCCTAACGTTAAGGATAACAAAATGGAAAAATCAGTAATTAATGGTCTAATTCGTCAGGCTGCCGAAGGTAAACCATTTGATGGTACTCGTCTTGAAGTACCTGCAAGTCAACTACGTGCTACAAGTACTTCCCCTACTACTGGTGGTGCATTGGTTAAAGAAGTATATGTTGATTCATATATCGATGTTCTACGTGCTAATTCAGTATTTGCACAACTACCAATTCAAACTTATTCCGGTTTGGAAGGTGAAGGTAATTTAGTACTACCTAAGCTATCTTCTGACTTTACTGCTATGTTTGATTTCATTGCCGAGGGTGCAGATTCACCATTAGTAGATGCGAACTTTGAAAAGATTGTTCTTTCTCCTAAGACTTTCTCAGGTTCAGTACCACTAACACGTGTATTAGTAAAATCTGCCGATACCGCAGAACGCTATGTACAAAATGCTATGGTACGTGGTGCTGGTTTGAAACTCGAAAAAGAAATTCTAACTGATATTGTTACCGCAGCACCAAGCAAAACACTAACCGCTGCTATCACTCAGGAAGATGTACAAGAAGCACTTGCTGAATTAGCTACTGCTAATATTCGTATTGATTCAGTAGTTGCTATTGTTCACCCACAGACTGCCGCTGTACTACGTTCTACTTTGGTAGGTTCTAACACCGCTGCTAAGTACATGATCGCTGGTTTTAAAGAACAAGCTATTCTATGTGATTCTGTAATGGTAATTGAAAGTACTCAAGTAGCCGCTGGTCAAATCATCTTTGGTGATTTCAGTAATGTAATTCTTGCTTCTTGGGGTGGCCTAACTGTAGATCGTGATGATACTACACTACGTGCTTCACAAGGTATTGTACTACGTACTTTCGCTTTCATCTCTCATGCTGTAGCTCATGATGAAGCTTTCTATGTAGTTAAACTATCAGCATAAGGATTAGAACTAATGAGAGCATTTATTAACACACAATGTGATGTGTTTCTAAATGCTTTCGGTCAATCTATTACAACTTCTACGGGAAGTACTTTTATAGGAATTGTAGAAGTACTTCCCTTTTCTATTGAATCGAGTGGTGGATATATCGAAAGTACAGAAACATATGTAAGCATGAAAAAAACAGATCTATCAGTTGCGGGAGTAGCTTTAAACACAATATTAATTATAGATTCAGTACAGTATACAGTTTATAACATCGAAGACGATTTATCAGGGATGGTTAATGTATATTATCGTACTGTACAGGGATCTTCTTTCGCGGAGGATTACTAATATGAAATTAGTACAACAAGTACGTAAAACAATGAAGCAATTAGTAACTGCATCAAAGAATCTAAAGGTGTCACGTGATGCCGATGTATATACAGAAATAGCTTTTGATTATTCACTTGAAAGTATTACTTTCGGTAATCAAAGACAAACAGGATCATTTGCTATTCAGTACTTAGTAAGTCCTAAACCAGAATCGGGTAATACTGCACCAAGTATATCTTATGATCAGATTATCGGTACTTTCGATTCAGAAAAAGCACAGGCATTTAAAGATGCTGGCTTAATTATTATTTCCTACTCGTATGAACAGAGCGATATCGTAACTGATCCTACAACTGGTTCAGTTAGTTTATCTTTTACTATAAATATCAAAGTAGCGGAGAAAACAAGATAAGGAAATCATAAATGTCTGATATTATTTTAGGTAATAACTTCAAGTTATACTATAACACGGACATAGGGAATACCAGCCCACAAGGAATTGATAATGTACTGATCAATGAATTAGCAGCATTCCCTATACTTTCGTTAACCTCGGAAACAACAAAATTCGATACATATACCAGTGATTATGTATCAACACTTCTATCTGATCAATCAATGGAAGATTTGAGCATTGTAGTTAATTACATTGCTACAGATCCATCACATCAATTTTTAGATGAAGCAGTATTAAATCAAACTGAATTCCAATTAGTACTTGTGTATTACTTTGATGAAGAAGCAAGACAAATATCATATGCAATAGTAAATGGCTATATATCTGCGAGTTCACTCAGTGGTGATAAAGATTCAGTAGTACAAAAAAATTATAATTTTACACATTCACAGGTGATCGCACGAAGTATGGTAGCAAATGCAAGACTTCCCTTATATGAAGGGGATTTTGGGGTAGGCTCAGATGGTATTGATATTGATCAGTACAGTCCTGATATCCCAACTGGAAATAGCCTAATTAAAATACCAGCAGCACAAAGTGGTAATCCTGCATCAACGGATATGATGGGTGTAGGCTGGACTGATAACGGTCAGGTATGTGAATTCGCAGTAACTAAATCTGGTGCCTTGGGTATCTATGCTAAGAACGCAAGTACAGCATGGACACGTATCTATACCGTGACACAATCAGATGCAGCCTATGTAGCACTTACTGGCAATCAATCCATTGCGGGTAACAAAACCTTCACCGGTACTACAACCGCAGGTGTAGTTAACGCAGGTAGCCTATCACTCACTACTGCATTACCTATTACTTCAGGTGGTACAGGTAACGTAAACGGGACTGTAGCAAGACTAACAACCTCACGTACATTTGTTACTAACCTTGCCAGTACTACAGCCGTAGCATTTGACGGTACTGCTAATAACTCACATGGTGTTACCGGTATTCTACCTATCGCCAATGGTGGTACAGGTGCTTCAACAGCAGCACAGGCCGCTATTAACTTGAAAGTAGTTCCATATAACGGGGCAGTAACAACCGCAGTAGACATTAATGATTATGGTATTACAGATGCCTATGTTGGTTACTGGCAGTTTTCAGCAACGGCGGGATACGCTTCAGCCAATCTACCAGAAGCATCAGGTGGTATTTTAGAAGTAATTCGTGGTGGTGATTATGGTGGTATGCAAAAGTACACATCCGTTACTGGTTACGTATGGATCCGTACTCTTACAGCAGCATGGAATGCTACGACTAAACCGTGGGGTGATTGGAAGCCAGCAGGCTATCAGGCAACTAAGGCATATGCTACAGATCTAAATGCTCTAACAGTAGCAAACACGTATTCATGTAATGCAAGTACTTTGAATAAACCAGATGAGATTACGGTAGGTGGTTGGTGTTTCCATTATTCACATTCAGCATCAGGCAACTATCTACAAGTTTATGTAACTGCTACCACTGGTACACAGGCAAACCGTACTTTCCAGCGTACTTATAATGGTACAGCTTGGACAGCTTGGACAGAAAGTTATACAACATTGAATAAGCCAAGTGCTATAGATGTTGGTGCATTACCAATTGTCTCAGGCTTTAGTGATGCTGATGTTAATACTATAATTAACGCAGGTGTATATTCAGTTACTTCAATTGCACCAAATATTCCAGTAGCGATTATTGGTACTATGGAAGTATATGTACGTCAGGGCGGTGCGAGTATTACACAGATTTATCACTGTAATGCAACTTCAACAAACTACCAAAATCGTCATTTTATCCGTACTGGTACAACAGCATCAGGTACTACTACTTGGACAAATTGGGAATCAATCACTACCACTACACAAAACGTAGTTACTGGTACTGATCTTAATAACCTAACTACTTCTGGTAACTATTATGGTTCATTCGTTAATAGTCCTACTGGCACTGGTAATTCAGCAAGTGCAATTGTAACTGTAGTTAATAGTGGTTCAAGTTTAATTATGCTTCAATCATTAACATTTACTACTGCTAATATTACTTGGACACGTAGATATAGTGGTAATGTTTGGTCAGATTGGGTACAGACAGCATCAAGTAGTAATATCGGTACTATGGCATTGCCTATTACTGGCGGTACTTTAACTGGTGCCTTAACTGGTACAACGGGTACTTTCAGTGGTGCTGTGCAGTCACGTGAAAATACTATAACTTATCGCCAACTAATAAGCCGTTCAGATGCATTTGGTCCATATACTGGCTATAACCGTATTGATCAGGTAGATGGTACTTTACCATCAGCACAAACTTCAATCGGTGATATCTCGGCACGTTTAACAACTACTGGCGGCGATCCGTGGGGTCGTACACTTAGTGGTATGAGTATGTATTATGATACTACTGGCGGCGGTTCCAATATGGTTTACGCACGTAATGCCGCAGGTTCATTAACAAGTACTATTACTTTTGCGGGTGATACAGGGATTGCTACTATGCGTGGTGCTTTAGTTACTAACGCATTAACAGCTACTACAGGTACATTTACCGGTGCTGTAACTATACCAACATTAACATTAACTAATGATCTATCAATAGCTAATGGTGGTACAGGGGCAAGTGATGCAGCAACAGCCCGTACTAATCTTGGATTAGGTACAGCAGCAATAGTTAATACCGGTACAAGTGGTGCAACAATACCATTACTAAACGGAGTTAATACATGGTCTGGTATTCAGAATTTCGATACATTTACAGTAGGTGCTTCACGTTCATCATCATCTGGTATTGAACTTGGTTCTCTAACTACCGCAGGTATTTCATATATTGATTTCCATAGTTCTGGTACTACAAGTGATTATGATGTTCGTATTTCTTCTTCCGGTGGTTCTGCGTCTACATTAGGTAAGTTAGATGTAACCGCCTATGGCCTTACATTAACAGATACATCTAATATAGTTGGTTTTGTATCTACGAGTGGTACTGCGAACGGGTTTAATACTTATCGTCTTGCTACTTCTACAGGTAAATCTGTTTTCCAACGTTGGGACGGTTCAAACTGGTACTTCATGATCTCTGATACAACAACAGGTTCATTTAATGGCTTAAGACCTATTAATATTAACGCTACATCTGGTCTTGTTAGTTTCGATAATGGTATTACCACTGCAACAACGGTTAGTACTACAGCACAACGTGTTAGATTCTTCACAGGAGTACAATCAACGTACTTAGAAGTATCGGTAGATGGTAATGCTAAGGGTATTAACTTCTTTGACTCGGATGAAACACTAAAGGAAAATATTGAAAATGCTGATGGTCAGAAAGCATTAGATATTATAGATAACATCCGTCCAGTATCGTATAAGTTTAAAGACTATAAATATACTACTACTGAAAAAGATGATGAAGGTAATGATGTAGAAGTTGAACAGGTACAGAAAGGTGGTGAACACCAATATGGGGTAATTGCTCAGGAATTTGAAAAGCTTTTACCTGAAGGTGTAATTACTCACGAAGATGGTAAGAAAGCGTTAGATCCACTTGAAGTACTTGGACTATTACTTACAACTTGCCACGAACAACAAAAACTAATCAAGCAACTACAAACCGACGTAGAGGCATTAAAGAATAAATAAATACAATCGGGGGTAAGGACTATCCCCGTAATAAACTTATATAAGGATATAAAAAATATGTCATATGATATTATGAGTGGTGCTAACCTTAAAGTTGAAGTTGGTACAGCCGGTACTGTACTTGCAACTGATTTCGAAGTAGTACCAGAAGTTAATACATTCACTACAAGCGGTTTTGAAAGCACCGTGATTTTAGTCAAGACTTTTAACAGTGCTTATGACCGTAAGCTATTGGGTACTAAATCCATTCCAGATATTAGCCTTGCTGTTAACTATCTTGCGGATAATGAAGTACATCAGAAATTGGAACAACTTGCAGATGATCAGGCACGTTGTCAGATTCGCCTAAGCTATTATGAAGACGCTACACATACTACGGGCTTCTATGTCGTGTATAGCTGTTTCGTTTCTACTACTACTATTGGTGGTGATAAAGACGAAGTAGTAACTAAGACTTTCACCTTAGCAGTAGATGGTGCAGCAATTGCTTCAGGTCTATTACCATTAGTACCGTAATCATAAACACAATCTAATAAATAAAGGGAAGGTAGACAATCTACTTTCCCTTTTTTATTGGAGAACAAAATGAATTTAGAAAACCTAAAGAAAAAATTAAAACCAAAACTTGTACCATTTGAGATTGAAGATGAAACAATCTACATTCATCGTCCTACTTTGAATGATATTAATAGTTGCGATACTATTCCAAAAACAGTACTTCATTGTGTTAAAGATGAAAATGGTGATCCTATTTTCTCACTTGAAGATATTGAGGGGCGTATTAACATCAATGTTATGGACTCAACACTAATCAATAAAATTTATACTGCTATTAGTGATTTGTTCACTGAGTCAGATCCAATTGATGAAGTTGAAAAAAAGTAAGAGGTGATAACCATTTACGATACTTTTGTAAAATGGTTAATAGGCGAGGTTTATCACCGGATGAGTACTTTGGATTAGATGAAGAAGTACTTAATATGCTTATGATCTACGATTCTTATATAGAACCATCCGGTACTCACATTGATATGCTTTATCATTGTAATGCGATGTATAACCAAACAATGAACAATCCAAATCTTACTACTGAGGCACGTAGATCTTTCAAAGCGGCTGATTTCGATTTCCTTGGTGTACTTGAACCTGATGTCACTACTAAAGAACGTGCGGAGAATTTCGAAAGGAAGAAAATAGAAAACACAGCTAATAGTATTCATACAATTGGTGAAGCTATAAAAGCACAGGCATTAGGAAATAAAAAGAATGGCAAATAATAATAGAATTAGAGTAGATATTGATGGTGATGAAAGTGGTCTAAACAGATCACTTAAATCAGCATCAGAAAGTATTGAAAAGTTTTCTGATTCATCGGGTGATTTACTTGGTGGTTTGGGTGATGGTTTCAGTAGTTTAACATCTAAAATAGGTGGTTTAGGTAGTGGTTTAACTGGCCTTGCTGGTGGTATTGGATTAGTTACTGGTGGTGTTGTAGCTATGGTTATGGCGTCCAATGACTACGTAAAATCACTTAATGAGATTTCAAGATCTTCAGGATTAACAGTTACTGAATTACAACAATTGCAAACTGTTTTTCAAGGTTTAGGATTAGATACTGAAAAGTACGGTGATATTAACCGTGACGTACTCGATCATCTTGGTGATGCATTCCGTGATGGATCCGGCCCAGCAGAAGATATGAAAGCATATGGTTTAAATCTAAAGGACTTTAACAAATATCTTAATCAAGCTGATGGTGGTATTAAGGCATTAGCGAATGCGTTTTATGATATGAAAGCAGCAGGTAAAAGTACCGCAGAAATTACCAATATGTTAGAAACAATGGGATCTGATGGTTCTAAACTTGTCGATGTTATGCAGCAGTATAGCAACGCTACAGACCTAATGAATGCGGTATATAGTACACATGCACAGTTAACCGATGAGAACGCCAAGAAGTACCAAGAATTTGATAAGACGGTTACAACATTAAGTACTTCTTTCCAACTATGGAAAGCTAACGCATTAACACCAACAGTAGAAGAACTTAATAAGATTCTTGCTGTAATGAATGGTGATAAATGGACTAACAACAGTTTCATGGATATGATGCGTGAATTCTATTATGGTGGTGATACTGCTATAGCAAAAGGCTTACGTAAACTTGATGGTGTTGGTGAAGTAGGTTATTCAATTAATGCTACTGCGACATTAGATAAAAATGCTTCAGACCTTTTGAATTTTGTTAATAACAATACCGGTACTAAAAATACTACACCTAAAGATGGTTGGGTGAATAAAGAAAAAGAAGCCGCCGCCGCAGCCGCCGCACAAAAGAAAGCTGAAGCAGCCGCTAAATCAGCAGCAGATAAAGCTGCCGCCGCAGCAAAGAAACAAGCCGCAGATCGTATCACCGCACAGGCATCTTTGAATAAAGCTATTAGTGATATGACTATTGATAGTAATGCCCGTCAGCTTGCAGAGTTCGATAGACAGCAACATGAATTAGTACTAAGTATTCAGAAGTCAGCTAAAACACTTGGACTATCGCAGGGTAAGATTAATGACCTACTATCACAGCAACAAATTTCAAGTGTAGCAAAACGTACTGATATGGTTAATCAGATGATTGGTTATTCAGATCCTAATCAGGGTTTAAAAGATACTAATAATCTATTACAGAATGGTAATTTGAATTCACAGCAAACCGGCTTTCTTGCTCAACAGCAGAATCAACGAATTAATGGTGATAACCCGTTTAATTTTGATGATACTGATCAGAAGCAAAAAGATAATACTGATGCGTTAAATGCAGAACTTGCACAGAATGATCTATTGCTTAAAGGTCACGAAGATTACGAAAAACGCAAAGCTGAAATTACTGCTAAGTACAATGCACAGGCAATTGATATTGCTAACCAGAATGCACAGAATCAATTAACCGTATTCAGTAAAACCGCCGATTCATTAAGTGATGGTATGGTTGCGGCATTTGGTGAAGCATCAGGTGCTGCACAAGCGGCATTTGCTATTAGTAAGGGAATTACTATGGCACAAACCGTACTAAGTATTCAAAGTGCTTTAGCTCAGGCACTGGCAACACCATTCCCTGCATCACTTGCTGCATATGCTCAAGTACTATCATTAGGAATGAACATTATCAGTACTGCTAAAGGTGCTTCAAAAAGTAATGGTCAATTCCACGGCGGGGTAGATGAATTACCATCAAGCCTTGATAATAAGTCTTTTGTACTTAAAGCTGGTGAACGTGTAGTACAACCAGAAGCTAATACTAAATTAACTAAGTTTCTTGATAAACAAACTTCAGGACAATCAAACGCAGGTGATATTACCGTTAACGCACCATTGATAGTACAAGGTAATGTTGCTGGTGATGATGCTAAATTCAATGAGATGCTAAAGAAACACGCTAATAGTGTTACTCAGGCAGTTAGATCAAGTCAAAAACGTAATACATAAAAAGGGGGCTTTATGCCCCTTTATTTTTATAAATACCATATAAAAACTAAAGAGGTATTTTATGGCAAGTTTTTCAAATAATGTGAAGGTTACAAACTTTCAATTAAAATCAGTTGAACCTATATATAGTAATCAATCATGGACAGGTCAGCGTATTATACGTAGTACCGGCATTCAGTACTATCAAATCGGTCTAACACTAAATTTCAATCCTACGAGTCTTGGTGAAGTGAATGCATTCCTTGCTCAGTACTCACAGGGTAAACCATTTACCGTTACACTCGGTGTAGCTGGTGTATATCACGGACAACAAACGGGTGCATTAACTGCAACGGCATCAGCAGCAAAGGGTACACGTGTAATCACTACTAATAGTAATCAAATGGCAATAGGTGAAATGATTCAATTCAGTAACCATAATAAGCTATATAAGATTATTGATCGTACTGCAACATCTCTAACTATTTTTCCTGTACTACAAAACACAGTACAGACCAGTGAGATTATCAGATATGACAACCTAATAGTTGAGGCAGTATTAGATCCAGATAATGATTATACAATGCCTGTAGGTAACTTAATGACACTTAATCTTAAGGCAACGGAGAACATTGTATAATGGATGATTCAGTATTAACTAACCCACAATTATTAAAGTACTATGCGGTAGTTCGTGGAGTAACTAAAACCCGTCTAACAGTGATGGAAGTAATGAGTCTTGGTGTTAACGTTACATGTTTTGATGTACTACCAAATGGTACAAATGGATTTCACTGGACTGATTCACTAATAGATATTTCACTTGATGGTAATCAGTACATAAGCTTTCCAGATATCATTAGTGGTTCATTACCATCATATGCAGAAACAAAGGGTATCAGTAATGACGCAGTAAATTTTAAAGTAAGTAATGTGAATACATCAGTACGTGCATTGGCATTAGGTGGTTTTCTAAAGAACGCAAAGATGAATATCAAACTTGTGATTCTTAACCCATATGACAGTACCGTATTATATTCAATGCTTATGTTTAGTGGGTTTATTGACTACGTACAGGCCGTAGCAGATCCAAATGCACCTACTAATGAAATGACGATCTATGTCAATAGCGTTTATAAGAAACTCGATAGACAACCTGCACTAATAGCAGCTAACTCAGTATATCAATCAATATATTCAGGTGATGCGTATTTCTCATTATTAGGACAGGTAAACCAAAATCAGGATTGGAAGTACAAATAATATGCAAAATCAAATCATAAAAATCATTCAAGACGCAATTGATAATCCGTATGAATTCGGTACTAACGATTGCAATCTAATAGTACTAAGAATGATAGATCTCATTAACGGTACAACTACTTTAGCTGAACGTGAATATACGACTGTTAGAGAGGGTATAGCAGGACTTAATAAAGAAGGTTGGAATCATACAGGCGAAATAGTTGAAGCCTATTGTGATGAAGTGCAACACACAATTGATGGAGATATCTGGTTAGATCCAGACAATCCACTAATTATGGCATTAGTAGCATCAGGTCGTGTACTCGGTGTAAATCAAGATCACACCGGTTTTGAACTTCAATACAAACCAACAAAAGGAAAATACTATAGAGTAAGGAAACAGTAATATGGGTAAAAGTTTAGGCGGTTTCTTTGGTGCCGTAATCACCGCAGTAATCGTAGCAGCAGCAGTTTACTTTTCGGGCGGTACAGCGTTAGCCGCTATTGGTTGGGGTGCAGCAGCCGGTGCAGCAAGTTTAGTAGCTACAAGTATGTTGAGCCAGATCGGAGCAACACCATATAGTGATGTATCAGATACACTATCCAGATCTACCAGTCCTACTACAGGCTTACCGGTAATCTATGGTGGACAGTACCCGCATAAGAACGGTGTAGACGGTGGATCATTCGTTCTAACGGGTTCTATCGTGAGCTGGTACAACGTGCCAGATAGTTCATCACAGTACTTATTCAGTGAACAGGCAGTAGCGTATACCGGTACTTCAAAATTTATTAATCAGATTTATATTGATAATGAACCAGTATTAGCATTACCGATTACATCAGATGGTGTTGTACCAGCGGCAAGTATTTCAACTAAGTACCGTCCGTATCTTCAATTAGAAGTTCGATTTGGTGGTGATTATACAAGTACTAAAACATTAGCTTCACAATATGCCGGTACAAAATGGACAAATGCATTTCTTGGTAAAGGCATTGTTAGTATTAGTGTCGTTATCAAGAAAACACAAGAAAGCCTTTCTAATAACATCCTTGTTAATGATCAATTCGCGTTAACTTGTGAAATGAAAGGGCAGGTTATTTTTGATTTAGTCAGTGGTACAAGTATTGCCTCAAGTAATCCACCATCAATAATTTATGACTATCTAACTAATACAGTATACGGAATGGCAATTGATCCATCATTGATTAACCTTGATACGTTTATGGAAACAGCAGCATATTGTGATGCAATGCAGTACTACGCAAACGGTGCTATTAGTTATTCAAGTACTTATAAAGATAACATTGAAGGTATATGTCAATCGTTCGGCGGTATTATGTATGTTCACGCAGGGCAAATCTGTATGACTACTGACCGTAAAACCATTTCCGTACAATCATTCTCTGAAAGTAATATGATGGGTTCAGTACAGATTTCAACATCAGGCAGTACCGATTATTTCAACGTTGTAGACTGCAAGTATACTAACCCTTCATCAATGTACACTACCGATGTGGTTCGCATTCCATCGGACATTACCACGGATGAAGCAGTACGCACTGATGGGCAGGTGATAGCACTAAGCCGTGATTACACGTGGTCATACGATCAAGATGTAATTGCGAAGATGGCAAACGTGGACGTGCGTAAGGCTAAGTATGCCTTACGCACTATAAGTTTTACTACAAGTGACGGTTGGGATCTTAAGGTATGGGATTCAATCACAGTATCAAATACTGAAATGGCTATCAGTGGTAAGTTCAAAGTACTTTCAAAGGAAGTATCTACCACACAAGAAGATATCGGATATGTAACCATCACAGCAGTAGAAGCACCAGACGCAATGTATGACGGTGTAGATCCGGGTATATGGTCGCCAAGTGGGGTAATCAACTTCCCACAACTACAGGTACTTCCACCAAGTAATCTTCAGGTTTCACGCAAGGGTAACATTACATCAGGTTCTATTGTTGATCTGTCTTGGACTGCATCAGCGGATCCTTATCTACGCGGTTATTACGTGTACTACAAGCTTAGTTCAGCCAGTGTATGGACATATGCCGGACAGACTTCACCACAGAAAACTGATTATGAATTGTTTGGATTATCAGATACCGCACAATATGATTTTGGTGTTGAGGCATATTCTAATATTGGATTAGTCAGTACTCGATTGACGTTAACAGGATTAATACCAAGTTATAATTTCGCATTGCCTTCAATTACTGGACTTGTTTTAGTTAACCAAACTGATACACAGTACATCACCAATCAATCAAACTTCTATCTAAGATGGGATGATCAGAAAAACTTAATTGTTAACGGTCGTGCATTCAGCAGCTATTTTAAATATTACGTTGTTAAAATATATGACGGTACTACATTAGTAGATACATTCTACACACAGAGTCCTGAATTCAATTACACCTTAGTAATGAATACTCGCAAGATTCGTAAACCGACTATTGGAATTTACGCACAGGGATTTACTACTGGTACATATGGGCAGGAAGTACAGATTACCGTACAGAACCTACAATGTAAGCTTGTTACCGGTACTAAATTTACTGGTGGTTTTGGTAACTTGTTTGCGAGCTGGACAGCATCAACAGAACCAGATTATGAAGGTGCAATTATTCAAATTACCAGTGGTCAGACAGTACAGACATTCACAAGTAATAAACCTGAATTTGATAGTATCCCAAATATTGTAGATGGAACATATCAGGTTAAGATGGGTCTTTTTGACGTATTCGGTACTGATGGAATTCAGTATTCACCAGAAGTAACAGTACAGATTAATTCTAAGTATCAATTCACAGCAGAAGATGCCGCAGGTATTGAAGAGGTAATTGATCTAAGTAATAAATTAGATGATATCTTATCTCAGGCAGTTAATGAAAGTACAGATTATACTAATACACAAGTATCAGTATTACAGAATAATATAAATGATAATACTGCTAAGATTACAACTCTTAATCAGACAGTAGTAGATAATGCGTCAGCAACTACTACACAGATTACACAGTTGAAATCTACAGTTGATAGCAATACTGCATCAGTTAATACATTGAGTACTGCTAAGGCCGATAAGAGTACAGTAGATGCAAGTTATTCATTATCTGTTAATGCTAACGGTACTGTAGCCGGTATTCGCTTGGTAGCATCACAGGGTGCAAGTACTAACAGTGCTATCTACTTTGTTGCCGATAAACTATTAGTATCACCAAGTACAGGAGCTACTGCCGGTTCGGTGGCACCATTTGCGATTGTTAACGGTACTACATACTTAAACAATGCGATTATTCAAAATGGTAGTATAGGTTCGGCATATATAGCTGATCTTTCTGTTACTAACTCAAAGATTGCCAATGCAAGTATTAACGCTGCAAAAATAATTGATGGTGAAATTACTAACGCGAAAATTGGTAATGTAATATCAAGTAATAACTATGTTCCCAATAGTACAGGATGGAGTATTAACAAAGATGGTTCAATGCAAATAAATGGATCTGGTGGTACAGGACGTATGTCTATATCTAATAACCAAATAATAATCTATGACAATAACGGTACTTTACGTGTACGTATGGGTCTATGGTAATAAATATTAAGGGGTAGAAGTACTACCCCATTTTTAAAAGGATTTAATAATGGCACAAGGATTACAATGCTGGGATGCTGGCGGGACACTGGTAGTAGATATTGGCGATTACAATATGAGGTATATGGGTTCGGTAGGTTTGAATATTACCGCCGGTACAAACTCATGGAATGTAGGGTTCGGGGGTATGCGTACTACTGGATGGTTAGCAGTACTAAGATCTAACCAGTACTACAATGAATTTTACTGCATACCAAATAATGATTCATTTTCGGTACAGTACTTACCCACGGGTGGTGCTTATGCACAAAGTTTAGTATTTGACGTTTATTCATATAACACACTTTAAGGGGGCATTATGTCAGGTTTTCAAGTTTACAATTCTGCCGGTGCTCTTACTATCGACTCTAATAACAAATCAGTAGTAACAAGCCAACTAAAGGCAATGGGTAACTTATCAGACACAGGTTTCTACCAAATCAACAGTGCATTCGGTAACGGGTCTACATTGGGTTTTCTTCAGGATAACTTCTTCCCTGATCAGGGTTTGCGTTGGTTCCAGATACAGAATGATGGTAGGTACTGCTTTGCCGGTGCAAGTCTCTATGAGGCGGGTAGTGGTCGCTTTATGATATCGAGTAACACTAATGGTATCTCATCTGGTTATCTTGATGTTTATGATGCTGGTGGTCAATTAATTTGGAGTGCTGCAAGTGCTGGCAGTATGCCACGTGTACAAGGATTCTTTTCAGTACCCGCAGGTTATGATTTAAGTAATGCTTTAACATTGAATACATCCTTTGCTAATCCGTGGATTTGCATTAGTCAGTGTCCGGGTAATATTTCAGATGGTGGTACTGCAACTGGTTATTCTGGTTTGTTAATCCGCAGGAATAATAGTACTTCATTTACTTTGCAATATGTTAATAGTAAACAAAAACCATATAGTACTGCTATGGGTAATAATGGATTAAATATAGCACTGTGTAGTTTTACAGGTTACTAAATACTAAGCAATAAAATAATAACAATAACTATTGAGGTAAAATTAATAATGGACGTATGGACAATAGTCGCTGTCATATTTGCTGGAGGTGCTTTGTTTTGGTCTATCTTCCGTGATAAATCTGGTGACAATAAAGAACTAACAGGACGGGTATCAACTTTAGAATCTAAAGTACTTCTACAAGAAAGTACTATTGATCGTTTAGCAACAGAACAAGATGAAATGAAAAGATCATTAAAGTCGTTGGAAGATCAGATTCATCAGTTGGATTTAAAAATTGAAAGAATTTTAACTATTCTTGAGAAATAATTAAGGGGCATTACGCCCCTTTTTTTATTTGTTGGTTAGTACTTCAATCATCTGATTTAGACGGTTTGGAGTTTGCTTATACCATAGTGAATCTTTAGCTTGTTTAATTGCTTCTTTGTAGTCTTTGGCTTTCAGTGCTGCAATCATCTTCTTAAACTTAAGTACACCGGCATACCCTAACTGAAAGATCATGATAATCATAAAATCTTGCCAGTCTTGAGGAAGGTCTAATTCTAATTTGTAGTACTGCATACGTGCAATCTTGATATCTTGGTTGAGTAATGCGTTAGCCTTATCTTCACTAATCCCATATGGATATACCTCACCATTAGTTAAAAGGTGTCCGTACCCAATGGTAGGTTTACCAAGGCTATCATAGTACTGATAGAACTTATCATTCCTAAACATACCACGACTTTGTTGATACTGTTTAGTACCTTCATATTGTTTTAATCTATCTGCTAATTCCATAAATATTCCTATAAGTTAATTATTATGGAAGTATTTATATGGAATGGAGTTATTCAGAAGATTGGAGTGAAGGCTTACTATTAGATGGGGGATATGCAGGATTTGTTTATATGATTGAATTTCCTGAAACCGGTCAGGTTTACTATGGAATGAAACAAATTTACCAGCGGGTTAAAACAGCTAATAAGATAAAACCTACTTCAAAAGAAAACGGATGGAGAGGGTACACCTCAAGTAGCAAAGTAGTTAATAGAATGATTGAAGAGGGTATGGAGTACAAGAAAACCATCTTATGGGGATTCGCTTCAATGGCAGAAACTTCATATATAGAAACTGCAATTATCGTAACAGAAGGACTAAAACCTAATATTATTAATTTAGCGGTAATGCAGAAGTGTAGACTACCTACCGGTGAATCTAAGATCAGACTAAGGGGAATACTAAAGGAAATACTATCATGGTTAAATTAAGGTAAATATATGGCAAGTAGAATAGACGTTAGCGGTGCTCAACAATATATAAAATCACAGGGAGTGAAGCTAAAACAGGACTTCCAAAAAGAAATAATTAATCGTTCAAGAGCATTAGCACAGAAGATGCAAGCAGATATGAATAAATCGGTAGATCGGGGTGCAGTTACCTTTACACAACGTTCTATACTATTCCTTTATAAAAAATCAGGTACGGGTGTTACTACATCAATACTTGTGAAGGATCTACAGGCCAAGTACTTATACGATGTTATCGTAAAAGAAAAAGCTATTGATAAAATAGTACCAACAAGTGCAGCACGACTATCTGCACAAGGCAACATTGCAGGATTGAAAAAGAATCTTGCGAGTGCTCGCTATAAAATAGTTAAAGGTAAAAACGGTAAGCAAAGATTAATTGATACTACTAAAAAAGATACAAAGACAAAAACAAAACGTGTAATTGGATTACGTGAATCTAAACGCCGTAAGATCATCTATGACTTCTACCAAGAAGCTAATGATGGTGTACGCCTTATGATATCGGGAATTCAAGGATCGTTTATTATTAAAAGGAATTAGTATGGATTTTGAAAAACATTATGGTGAACTCACAAGTGATATTAGAATCAATGGACTTATTCCAGACGGAAATAGTATGCCTATTAATGTAATCTTTCTTGCCAAAAAGTTTAAAAAAATAATCAAAGAAACTGATTATCAGATCGATAGTTTTATGAATGCGTGTTTTGAAAAGTCGCAGGATATAAAAGTAGGTGAAGTACTTAAATGGGAACTACTCGATAGTGGTTTACTGTTTGATGTGTACGTTATCGACACTAAAAAGCTATTCGTTAAGGGTAAACATTTCTGGGTGTATGCAATGGGAATTATAGAATGATAGGAATTACAGCAATCATTGAGTTGATTAAAACAGGTTTTGGTTTCTTCCAGAAAAAGGAACAGAGTAAGGCAGATTTAGATGCACAAAACAGCCACGAACAGAATGAGATCACGCTTGAAGAAACACGTAAAGGTTTTACATGGCGTCAGGGGCTTGGTTGGGTACTAACGTTCATTGTTTTTTACAACTATGTAGTGATACCGCTGTTAGCACTATGTGGTGTGTTACTACCAGCGATACCACTTGATGAAGTTTGGCGAGTGTTGATTATCTTGATTGGTGGTAGTTAATAATTTTGTATTCTAATTGAAGGAATATGTTTCTTCTATTTTGAAATTATTTAGATTTTCTTCAAGTATTATAACAAATGCTATCATTTCGCAACTATAAAATTCAGAGATTATTTTATCAATCCCTGAATTTAGATTAACTCTCAGTCCATCTTCTTTGTCTCCTAAAAAATTGTACAAAGGTATTATTATGCTTTGATGTTTCGACGTGAATTTATGGAAGTCTTCTATCATTTCTTTTTCTAAGAAAATGTTTTGTATATTCACATTGAAATGGTTGATTTTACTACTAATGATAAGATATTCATTCTTTATTTTTAGATATTCATTCTGGGAGTTTATCATGAAATTACCAGTTATTACTGGGTTATCATCTATGTATCCATGATCTTTTTTCATCGACTCAATGTTTTGATAAAACATCAATATATTTTGGTAATACTTTAGTATGTTCCAACACAAGTTATTATGTTCCAAAGCAACTTTGTGAGCTGTGTCTAAAGTATTCAATTTCTTTTTTTGATAAAACCAGCTAAAGGCCACAAAAGCGGCAGTTGTAGCCATAACAGTATCCATTACTGCTGATACTGTTGAACTATTGATATCATTAATGAACAAAATGTCAGCATACATAGGAATTAGTAAGCCTACACTTAGCCATATTAAATGTGATGCTCTGGTTTTTTTGATGAATTTCCATGTGTTATTCATCACTGATTTGTAGCTCAT